ACAAAAAGCGAGGCAGTTAAAATTGCAAAAACTTTACACAAAGAAATGCCAACAGCACCAATAACAATAGTTGATGAGAAGGTGGCGTGATGGATTATATTGAGTGTGCGATTGAGCATTATGAAGATAGAGTTAAAATTTTAGACTGTAGAATATGGGAAGAAGAACTATTAATTAAATTAAAAGAACTTGAAGAACCTGTTACTGAGGGGGTGTCATAATGGTTATCACAATAGACAATCACGACTTCATCCAAGCATTTAAGGATGCAGGTCGTGAGGACCAGTTCTCACTAGATGCACTCACCGTATTGTTTCACCACTTAGAAGAGTGGGAATCACAGATGAGTGAGCCAATGGAGTTAGATGTCATAGCAATATGTTGTGACTATGAAGAGTATGATAGTATTGAGGACTTCCAAAGAGACTATGGTGAAGAGATGTACTCTAGTATTGAGGATATCAAGGAACGTACTTTACTGCTGGCAAAACCCATAAGTGGATTTGTTATACAAAAGTTTTAACAGTTAGTGCTAGTAACACTCTAAACTACTACAGCTTTTTAATTGTTAGAGACGAAAGCTGTTTGAGATAATGCATAGTTTTTTTATATTTCTCTATGCATCTCACTAAGGCAGTGCACAGTTTCTCCATTCTATGCACTGCCTTTTTTTCTATGGCTTTTGATACCAATAGCAAACATAGTCTTAGTAGTCTTACAAGGTAAGTCATGCCAAGCTTTGCTGATAAGCTTGTTGGGTAAATGATGCATACGTCTAGGCAAATAACTTACAGCCAAATGCAATATACAATCTATTCTTTGTTGGTCGGTAAACCCTGAGACCACTAAATAATTCTTTCTCTCTGCTTGAGTGTTGTACTTGCTTGCTTGGTCTGCCCAGTACATGTGGTCGTCTTCAGGTCTAATCATGGCTAGGGGTCTGAGCTTGAGCAATGCTTGGTGGGGGTTCAGATGGACTCAAGCTCTTCTCCCTATAAATCAGTCAATGAAATCTCAACGATACGGTTGTGTAAATTAAAAGGTGTATAGACCCCAGTCTTTTTACAGTGTTCCATTTGGTCTATGGCTTTCTCATTTAAGGACCTGCCGTATTCTATTGCCTCATCACTTAGCTCGTATACAGCATAAGGATAAGGATGTTGTTTTTGTACAGCTAAGAACTGAAACCTATCGACTTCGGTTAATCCTGCTGATGCTGCTGCTGCTAAATAAAAAGCTGCCTGCTGATGATAGCCAAAGTTTCTTACTGCTTGCTTAAAGCCTTTAGGACTAGCGTCACGGCATGTCTTTAAATCAATGATGACGTTGTTCTGTAGCATATCAAACCTAGCTTTGCATAAATGTCCGTAATAATCAAAGACGATACTAAGCTCTGTTTTATCATCCTTTTGTGGTACGAAGGCTTGTAGGACTTCTACTCTAGCCTGACAGGCATCGTAGAGGTCTTGGGTAACAATACTTCTGTCGCCAACAATAGCTGTAAAATCTTCGTATTCTGCTTTGCCTGATTTGGTTCTTCTGTCTACTTTAGGTGCCACAATAAATTCGTCATGAAAGACGTGTGGCTCTAAAAACAAACAGTGCTGTAGCCTGCCTTCAACAAAGAAAGCAGCTTCGCTGTCAGGTTTCTCTTCATGCTTCCATGTATATGGGTCTTTATTAAAAGATGTGAGGTCGTGAGACCTTATAGCCGACAGTTCGTTGTACTGTGCAAAGGGCATGTCTAAGTAAACGCCCTCTTGTATCTTCTCTACAGGTCTTGGTGTAAATTCAATTATGTTTGTCATGTCTTATAAGAGGCTGTCAAGCTCACTACGATTAGGAGTCGTTTAATATGAAAAAACATTAATAAACTCAACAGCCAAACTTTTAAAATGGTAAGTCTTCTTCTTTTAACTCATCGTCGTCAGGAAAGTTTTTTTCCTTAGGTTCGTTAAGAGATTCTAATGATGCAAAGTCACCAGTGTTGCCTTCTTTGGCTTGCTTGCTGTCTCTTGCTTTGACTTCAAAAGAATCATCAATTTTTGTTTGGACCCAACTTGGTAAATCAACCCATGAACTTATCATGTCTTTGTTACCGTCTACGTATTCGTCTATGTCAAAAGCAATCTGCTCATTGACTGTAGGGTTTTTTTTAGCACCACCGTCAGGACTATAGACTGCTATAACTTTAGAATTACCAGTCTTGGTTTCACCAATATCTAAATCACAAGTCATGCCCAATATTGTAGTTAGGTTAAATGCTTTACGTTCTTCGTCAGAAAATTGTTTCTTACGCCATGCACATAAATCTTTGTATAGTGCAGACTTTTCATTCAGTGACAATGTGTATTGTTTCATGATAGAAAAAGGTCTGCCGTCTTCCATCTTGGTATCGTTTAGTTCCCAGTAAATAAATATACTGTGTCGTTGTTTGGTTTCACCTTCATAGGTTTCGTCGTGTGTGCCTACGTCTATCAAGCGATAGCATGTTGCATTGTGATTACCTTTTGGTGCTTGTTCAAAGCTACCACCACCTGATTCACTAATTGTTAGTGCCATAATATTCCTCTCTATAAAAATAATTATTAAAGTTCTTGTTTCCTACCATACTATATTGTAAGGTATTCAATAGAACATAATATAGAACTTTAGATGAGAGAGCAAGCATGGGAATAAAAAATATCCAAGGAAGTTCAAAAGACTTCGATAAACCACTTACCAACGAAGCAATTTACAGCTTTCAGTCCTTTTTAGAATCACATGGATTTGAAACCAAAGAAGAATTAGCAATCAATCCAGTCAAACCACAAAGAGCTTATACCAACGTCAACAACAAAAGAGCACTGTCAGGCTACTATGCTTTTTATGACAACTACGGTACGCCTGTTGGCTTTGCGTCTGATTATAGAACAGGACAGACGCACAACTTTAAATTATCAGGACGTAAGTCCACCAAGGTAAACACAGAGGCACTGGCACGCTTTAGACAAGAAGCACAAGAGGACCAAGAACACAAATGGCTTAAGGTGGCTGAAAAAGCCAAAATGATTTGGGATGTAGCACTGCCCTGCGACTCTCATCCGTACTTACTTAGTAAGGGTGTTGCATCCCACTCTTTAAGAGAGCATAAAGGAAAGCTTATGATTCCTATTATGGATGAGGCAGGCAAGCTGTGGAGTTTGCAAATGATACAGGAGGATGGTGGTAAGCGATTTTTAAGTGGTGGTAAGACTGGTGGTTGTTTCTACATCATCGGCACCCCCATGATAAAAAATGCGAACAAGGTGGGTATAGGTGAAGGTTATGCAACTTGTATGACTATTCATGAACAAAAACAAATCCCCATGATAGTCTGCTTTAATGCAGGCAACATGTTCAGCGTATCTAAAAAGCTATCAGTGGCATTGCCTAATAAAGAATTTATTATCTATGCAGATAACGATGCCAACCATGTAGGACAAGACAAGGCTATTGCAGCAGCACAGGTTACTAATGCTAGTGTGGTTATGCCTGAAGAAGAGGGCATGGATTTTAACGACCAAGTGGCTGTTAGTGGTGAGCTGATAGAAAAGAAGGTTGATGTTCCTGAGTTGGTAGAGTTTGACAAGACCACCAACGGCAGAATCATGGCAACTACGGACAACTACCATGCTCTTATGAATAGTCATGGGATAGATTGTCACTACGATGTCATCAAGAAACGTATTGATATCGACATACCTAACTTCAAACCGATTGCTGACTTAAAAGATGAAGCACTCTTGGTGGAGGTTGAAAACCTTTGTATCAAGAACTTCGTACCACATCAAAGAGTCAGAGACGCTATGAAAATAATAGCTAAGGAAGTCAACCCAGTGGCACAGTGGATTACCTCTAAGCCTTGGGATGGTGTCAATAGAATCGATGATTTCTGCAACACGGTGAGCAGTAGAGACACCATATTAAAGAATATGCTGATGAGGAAGTGGTTGCTCTCTTGTGTGGCTGCAGCTTTTGAAGACGATGGTGTGGCATTAGAAGGACTCTTAGTATTCCAAGGAGCACAGGGATTGGGTAAGACGCTATGGTTTAAACGCTTGGCTGATTTCAGCAAGGGGTGGCTCTGTGAAGGAGCAACGCTTGACCCTAAGGACAAAGACTCGGTTAAAAAAGCAGTCAGTCACTGGATAGTAGAACTGGGCGAATTAGAATCCACATTTAAGAAGGCAGATATTAATCAGCTCAAAGCATTTATTACATCAAGGTCAGATGAAATGAGACTGCCATACGACAGGAGCTTTACTAACTACCAAAGACGCACAGCTTTCTTTGCATCGGTTAATGAGCCTGAGTTCTTAGCAGACGGTAGTGGTAACAGAAGATTTTGGTGTGTAAAGGTTACAGACATCAATCCACATCACGGCATAGACATGCAACAAATGTGGGCAGAGGTTAAGTCTACTCTTTATAAAAAAGGAGAAAAGAATTGGTATCTATCTAAAGAAGAAAGAGAGATGCTCCAAGAATCTAACGAGGGTTTCAGGACGCAAGGTGCTGTAGAAGATTTATTATTACAACATGTGAACTTCGATGCAGACACAGAAGACAAGGAAGCATGGCAACTCACTGCACTATTAAGGTCACTGGGTATACGCAACCCTCGCAACATAGATTTCAAAGATGCCAGTAGGGTTCTTACAGACAGAGGCATAGAACCTAGAAAGACTAACGGTAAGAAGGTATACGATGTAAGTTTGATAGACTTACCTGAAGAAAAAACACAATGGGAGGAATCACCCTTTTAATTTAGGATAATCATGAGACCACAATCAGCAAAACAAAAGGGTAGACTCCTACAGCAAAAGTTTAGGCAGATGCTCGTGGACTTATTGGGATTAGACGAAGAGGACTTGGAAAGCAGACCTATGGGTTCCCAGGGCGAGGATATCATCATGGGTAAACAATCAAGAGAGCAATTTCCCTACAGCATTGAATGTAAGAATCAGGAAGCATTGAATGTGTGGAAGTCCTACGACCAAGCACAAACGAATTGCAAGGGCTATGAACCACTGCTTGTCATTAAAAGAAACAAGAGCAAGGTCCTTGTGGTCTTGGATGCAGAGTATTTTGTGAAGCTGCATCTTGACTCTGATAGCACAGGGTAGGGCAGGGCATGGTAAATAGCTCAACATTTGGTGTTTATGTGTTAGGTGCAAGGGATAGGGTATTGCAAGGAGAGACCGATACCCTTTTCCTTACCCTGACCGTGAGACCCCATTGCTACGCTGTTTAGGTTGGCTATAGTGTATAGGGTATAGTTATATTAATAATAATAATAATATATATAATATAGGAGTAGGTATACATATACGGTATGGCTAATATATAACTATATAGTATTAGGGAAAGCTTACCCTCTACCCTCTACCCTAAATGGATTTAATACAAGGAATTGATATGAGTGAATACAAGAAGAAGAAAGGTAAAAGAGCACCTGACAAACCATTGGTTAATAGACCCAGTGCATTTGAGGATGACCCTGAGTTTCAGTTGACTGATATGCAAACTGCATTTGTGTGGCATTATGTGAATGACAACTGCACACAAACCGAAGCTGCAAGAAGAGCAGGCTTTGAGTTTCCTGCTCAAGCTGCAACTAGGTTTCTTAATGGTAAAGAATATCCTAATGTACTCAAAGCCATCAAGGTTGGTAAAGAAGAGCTTGCTCATAAATATGCAATCACTCCTGAGAAGACAGCTAAGATGCTATGGCAGATAAGTGAAGAGGCATACAACAAAGGACAGTTCAATGCATCGGTATCTGCATTGCGTGAACTCAATGAACTGGCAGGATTAAAGATAAAGAAGACAGAGAATCTAAACATAACAGCGAACTTGGATAACATGAGCCACAAAGATATTGAGGGAAGACTGAAGGAGATATTTGGAGGCGATATCATTGACGCACAGTATGACGATGTATGACGTATTCTAAGTTCATGCAGTTCATTAATATCTTGTAGAAAACCAAGTGAGGGCGTTTTTTCTCCACAAAACATCTAAATCTGACCAAAAAATAAAAAACAACGCAATATCAGTAACTTACGACAGGTTTCTGTATGACAACTGTAGGACATTGTTGCATCATGCTAATCGCTATGTGTGCACAGTGCTAACATTAGCACTTTTGCATGCTCTGAAAGCCTTATAGGCAGTGACTCTATTGGATTCCAAAACCAAAGTCGAAAAAAAATATATTTTATGACCCTACACCCCAAAATATCGGCGTGCTGTCAGCAGAGCAGTAGCAACTGAGTTACACAAATTTTATATTCATTTTTTCAAGTAAGTGTTGTACTTAACATAAATCAATGTATAATCTAATTTTAAAGGACCTAATATGAAAATAGACAAAGCTGCACTAAAAGAGTCAATCGCCGACACCCTCCTTGGAGCTCTGTTCAATTTCCCTCTGTCTTGGCTAACTATTACGATAGTTCTACTATTTACTCACAACTCGTTTATAATTTCTTTAAGCCAATTGATTGTGTTATCAATCTTGGCTATTATCAGAAGATATTACACAAGAGTATATTTTGATAAGCAGAACAAAAGGAACGGATTATGAGCACAGAAAAAGATAAAGACCTAGAGACAATAATCTCTGAACTCGAATACACAAACAAAGCTCTATATGAGATAAATAAAAATCTTGCTAATTTGGTTTTAATCCATCAAGTACAATTGGTTGCAGTTGAAGAAGCGTTACAAGTAACTGAAGCTCAAACAAATATCCCTAAAAAGAAAATACATTAATTTGAACATAAGTGTTGACTTTAATACTTTATGCCCTCATAATGGACACTGTAACAAACAACATATTAGGAGTAAAAATATGAGTAGAGACAAAAATTCATGCAATGTTCACCTGAACTGGCATGAAACTAGGGTGGTAAAAGAGGTCTTTGAGATTCTTGTAAAGAA